TCATCCATTTTATGGACGCATGAAACCTAGGCATGGAACGGGGCTTAGGTATATGGAGATTACAATGCAAGTAACTTACGTATATCGTGGCATTGCTTACACAAAATTTGTGAAGTAATAACAGCACGGGGAGCACCTCAGAGTCGGACTCCCCTGCCATTGGCGAAAGCCCAGTACGCTGGATACCTTTAGCCGTCTAGACGGTAGGGATAGACCTACAAAAATCTCGAGAAAAAATTAGTACTAAGCAATATCAATCTTTTTTTAATCCATATCAATGGCACAACAATCTACTAACGACCCAGCAAGTCTTACACGGGCTGGTCAATCGAATAGTACAGGTGACGTAAGAGCACTTTACTTAAAGTTGTTCAGTGGAGAGATGTTCAAAGGCTTCCAGCGTAACACAATCGCTAGAGACCTTGTAATGAAGAGAACACTTACTAACGGTAAGAGTCTTCAGTTCATCTACACTGGACGCACAAAAGCCGAGTACCATACACCCGGCAACAGCATACTTGGTAACTCCGATGGAGCACCTCCAGTAGCTGAAAAAACTATAACTTGCGACGACCTATTAATTAGTTCTGCGTTCGTTTATGAGCTAGATGAAACATTAGCACACTACGATTTACGTGGTGAGATCTCTAAGAAGATCGGCTATGCTCTAGCTGAGAAGTACGATAGACTCATCTTCCGTCAAGTTGCGAAGGGAGCTAGAGTTGCTTCTCCAATCACTAAGTCAGGCTTCGTTGAGCCCGGTGGAACACAAATCAGAGTAGGTACAAACAACCAAGCATCCGATGCTTATGTACCAGCTTCACTAATAAACGCTTTCTACGATGCAGCCGCTGCACTAGATGAGAAAGGAGTTTCTAGTGAAGGTAGAGTAGCTGTGTTAAACCCAAGACAGTACTACGAACTAATACAAAACGTTGGTTCTAACGGTCTTATCAACAGAGACGAGCAAGGTGATACATTACAGTCTGGAAACGGCATCATTGAAATTGCAGGCATCAAGATCTTCAAGTCAATGAACATTCCATTCTTTGGATCATACGGTACTAAGTATGGTTCTGCATCTGCAACTAACCCCGGCATCACAAGTCCCGGAAACGTTGGTTCATTTGTAGGTGAAGGAGCAGAAGATGCAAGAGCTTCTGTAACAGGTATTAACGGTAACTATGGTAACACATCAGACTTCGCTAACAGCTGTGGCTTAATCTTCCAAAAGGAAGGTGCTGGAGTTGTAGAAGCTATCGGACCACAGGTTCAGGTAACTTCAGGCGACGTTTCAGTTGTATATCAAGGTGACGTAATCCTTGGACGTTTAGCAATGGGAGCAGATTTCTTAAACCCTGCTTGCTGTGTTGAACTAATTGCTGGTGCTGCTGTAGGTTCTACAGGTAACGCTGCATTTGGTGCTACATATCCAGCTAACGCTTAATTTTATTTTTTATACGGGGGCTTCGGCTCCCCTTTTTCTTATGGCAACCACAACTATTGACCTCGATACCGAACTATCCGCAGTAAACAATATACTGGGGGCTATAGGTCAATCACCTTTAACCACTCTTAACTTTGACAACCCAGAAGTTTCATTTATATACAACCTACTCCGTGACGCCAACGTAGACACGCAGGCAGAGGGGTGGCATTTTAACACAGAGAAGCATATAAAATTCTCACCAGATACTAATGGTAAAATAGCTATAGGTGATGATATATTATCTATGGATCTTAACGATAACGAAGCACGTAGAACATATAACCTTGTACGTCGTAATGGATTCCTGTACGACAAACAAGATCACACAGATGTTTTTACAAGTGACATAGATCTTGATGTCGTAAGGTTATATCTTTTTGAAGATCTACCAATAGTATTTAGACGATTTATTACATACAGAGCATCTGCCGCAGCAGCGACACAGCTAGTTGCAAACCCTAACCTAGTTAGATTATTAACTAATCAAGCTGGTTTAGCCAGAGCTGCTCTACAAGAATACGAGTGCAACCAAGGAGACCACAGCATGTTTGGCTTTCCTGATGACACTGCATATCAAACATATCAACCTTGGAGAAACCTTAGACGATAATGGCAAGCGTAACACAAACTATCCCTCAGTTCTCACTAGGTATGTCAGAACAGCCTGACAACCTAAAGTTCCCCGGCCAAGTAACAGAAATAGTAAACGCTATACCAGACGTTACTAGAGGACTGTTCAAAAGACCGGGTGCTAAAAGAATAGGAACCAGTCCACTAGCTAACGTACAGAGTGGTGGATCTTGGTTTCACTACTTTCGTGACGAAACAGAGGGATCATATATAGGACAAGTAGCAGCTGACGGTCAGGTCAGAGTATGGCGTTGTAGCGACGGTACGCAGATGACTACAGCTTATGGTACAGGCGGACAGACTGCTATACAAAACTATCTAGCTACAAGCACACCAGAAAACCTACAGTTTTTAACTATTAATGATACTACATTTGTTAGTAATCGTGATACTACTAACTCTAATACATTAGTAGGTCAGACTGGTACAACAACAGCAAGACCAGATGCACACTTTGCAATGCTGGAATTATTACGAACAGAAAACGGAAGACAATATGGTATTGACGTATTTAGAACCGCTGATGTCACAACTCTTACTCGTGCTACACGTATTAAAATATCAGCTGATACTTTATATGAAGGCGATGGGTCAGGTTCGTGTCCCGGAATTGGTACACAAGTATTTAGTGTGGACTCAGGTTCAAAGAAAAACTTAATATTTAGAATCAATACTTTAGGTCAGCAAGGTGTAAGCCCTAACTATGAAGATCAGAATAATAGTTCTGGACCAGACGGTGACAACTACCAATGTAGCTACCAAAGAGAAGTTGTATTATTACATGGTGGCGAAGGTTGGGTTGTAGGAGACACTGTTACAGTAACTTTAGATTCTGCGAAAGGAGGAGGTGGTACTAAAACACAATCTAACTCAGGAACTAATGCAACTTATACTATACGTGTAGAAGAAATAGAAACTACTCAGGTAAATGCTACAATAAGTAGTAACGGAGATGGTCTTATACGTCCAGAGCCTACACCTTTTGATGCACAAACAGCTGTAACGGCTGACACAATTATTGGTGGTATTATAGCAGAGCTACCTAGTGGTGTCAATGGTAAACAAATAGGTAACGGTATATACTTTTCTAGCTCTAGCTCTTTTACAGTTAACATTGTAGAAAATGACTTAATGAGAGTCATGCAAAGCTCAGTTAATGATGTACAAAACTTACCAAACCAATGTAAACATGGGTATATAGTTAGAGTAGCTAACGCATTACGAGCCGAAGAAGACGATTACTACCTCAAGTTTGAAGGTCAGAACGATAAGGATGGTAGCGGGTCTTGGACAGAGTGTGCTTTGCCGGGGATAACTACAACCCTTACTAACATGCCTCTGGTTATACAGCGTACAGGTACAACTACATTTACTGTAAGACAATTTACATATGGTTTAAGAGACGTAGGTGATACGTTAACAAACCCTATGCCATCATTTGTAGGTAAACGTATAAACAAAGTACTGTTCTTTCGTAACAGACTAGCGTTGTTAGCAGGCGAAAATGTTATTACATCTAGACCGGGTACATTAGGAGAACCTAACTTTTTTATAGAAACAGCTCTGACAGTATCAGTTGCTGACCCTGTAGATATATCAGCTGCATCTATGTTTCCATCTGATCTATTTGATGGTATCGAAATCAATGCTGGTTTACTTGTATTTAGTACAAACCAACAGTTTTTACTGGCATCAGATGATACAGTTTTTAACCCAGATACAGCTAAACTAAGAAGCATATCTACATTTAACTATAACGAAGACATGCCTCCTATCTCACTTGGAACTACAGTAGCTTACATAGATAACTCTGGTAAGTTTAGTAGATTTAACGAGATGGCTAACTCAGCACGAGAAGGTGAGCCTAATATAATAGAGGTTAGTAAAGTTGTTCCTACATTACTACCTAAAAATATAGACTTAATAACTAACTCTAGAGAAAACGCTATTGTGTTAATAGGTAAGACAGGAACAGACGAGGTGTTTGGTTATAAATATTTCCAGACAGCAGACAAACGAGTGCAGGCTGCATGGTTTAAATGGAAGCTAAACAATCCATTAACTTATCACTTTATTATTAATGATGAGTATTTCTTTTTAGATAGTGATTACTATTTACAAAGCATTAAGCTTGTACAGGCTGACTCAGATCCTAGTATAGTACAGGACAATGTTGACTTTTTATTACATGTAGATAATCATACTACTGTAAGTGGTGGCAGTTATAGTGCAGCTACAAACCTAACTACCTTTTCTAGTGTCAGCTGGTTAAGCTCAGTTACTACCCCTAACCATGACCTAGTTGTAATAGATACTAATACTAACTCAGCACGAGTTGGTCGATACGCTAAACCTACAGTCTCAGGTACAAACTTTACTTTACCCGGTGACTGGTCTAGTGCAACACTTACAATCGGTTATATCTATCCATACCAAGTTAAGATTCCTACACTCTATCCTACTAAAATAGATGGTTCACGAGCTACAGCAGACGTTAACTCATCTCTAGTACTACATAGAGTTAAGTTTCACTTTGGTAAAATAGGTTTATACGAAACCACACTTGAACGTGTAGGTAAAACAGATTACACAGAAGTATACGAATCTACAGAACTTGACGAGTACGACGCATCTGATGCACCATACTTAGAAGAGTTTATTAAGACTATACCTGTGTATGAAAAAAACACAAACGTTGAGATAACACTCAAATCATCCCACCCTGCCCCAGCTACATTAAGATCAATGTCATGGGAAGGGGATTACTCACCCAAATATTACCGCCGTGTATAACGTACAACTTACAGAAACAGAACTTAGATACTTTTATTGGAGAATGAAGACCAACCAATGGTACGAACCTTACACTAAAAAAGGAATAAAACAAATGCCATGGGAATCTTGGATGGCAGATACATTAGAAAAGTTAGAACCGATATATGAAAACCTTAAGTAAATACATTCACCCTATAACTTTGAAGGCTGCCCTAGAGGTGGCCTGTAATTTACGCTCAGATGACTTCAGAGAGATCTCAGAGGGGCATGGAATAGATCCACTACTGTATCTAGCAGCCATGTCCGCAGATCCCTCTACAGTCTATTTTACGGCTCCTAGCGGCAAGGCTGCTGGTATGGCAGGCGTAGGAAAGAAGGGCGATATTTGGATGCTTTGCACCAATGAAATCCATAACCAACCGATTCTATTCACAAGACAGGCAAAACGGTTCGTCGATAGCCGTACGGAGCCTTTACTTTGGAATATAGTTGACAGTCGAAACAAAGCACATTTAAAACTGCTAAAGTTTCTTGGCTTTAAGTTTTTACGTAAGTTGAAACACGGGCCGAACAATGTAACATTTATTGAATTTTGCCGTGTGCATAGACGCTAATGCTGGTGCTAGAAGAGCAGCCAGACAAAGAAACAGAGAGAAGCATGCTAACTTTCAACAAGAAAGCTTAAAGTTTTTTAATAAGGAAACAAGTTTAGCACGAGCTCAGAATAGAAATGTAATGGGGTACAGTCGTGACCTCAGTGATGCTTACGTAAGAGCTATTTATACTCAAGGTAAGGGTCGTTTAAGAAATCAAAAACTCGTTGCAAACTACTTTGGTAAAAAGAAAATTGATCAAGGTGGTAGAAGTAGAACATTTGGTAAGAAGCAATACCAAGGTTTACTTAGAAGTCAATCAGAGATAGAAGGTATAACACGTAACATGTTTGGTCGAAACATGGCGTATGCACAAACAGGTGCAAGACGTAAGTTCCAAGCTGCTAATGCTCAAGCTAGACAAAAGCTAGGTATTCCTCCAGCATTTGGTGCTCCAGTTATGTTACCTCCAACAGATTACTTTACAGGTGGCTTACAGTTATTAAGCACTGGTGCAAGTATTTATGGCAGTTTATTTGGACCTATCGGTTCAGACAAAAGAATAAAAGAAAATATTGAACAGGTTGGTGTATCACCACAAGGCTATAAAATCTATGAGTTTAACTACATAGGTGGAGACGTAAGATTCCGTGGAGCTATGGCTCAGGATGTTCTTAAGAAAAATCCAATGGCTGTAGGTATAGACCAGAACTACCTAACTGTTGACTACAGTAAAATTGATGTAGCCATGGAGGTCGCATGAGCTCATCATTTCAGAACGTCGTAGGTACGCCACGAGATGCCGTTCCTGATATAAGTAAAACTAATTACTTACAGACGTCACCAGACATGACTGAACCTGTCAATGAAGACAGTGACAAAAGAATAAAGGACACTAAGGAGTTCTTTGCACAAATGATAGAACTAGAGAAACTAGCCGCCGGTAAAATGGATAAGCGGCTAGCTGCTCTTTCAAACCTTGCAGGCAGTGTAGGCGACATCCGAAAACAGATGTTAGCAAAAGAAGCTGACGGTTTGACTAAAAAAATGCTTAAACCTGAAAGATTAGACTTTCAAAAACAAGCAACCACAGTTATTGAAGGATTAAAAGACAGTACCGCTTATCAAGAGTCACTAGCTTTAGGCGAAATAGATCGTGATACTCAGCTAGAACTTGCAGAAAAACTAGGTTTACAAATAGGTTTTATTCCTGACGAGGTGCTAGACGGTAAACATGATGAGCATATGGCTTACTATAATGCTGCTGGTAGACCTTTAGTTATAAATGATTATTTAGATAAAATTGGTGCAAACAATGCAACTTCACAAGATGAGTGGGTAGATGATTACAGACGTAGAACTTTAAGTTCTGTTTATAGAACCGTAGTTTTTAACTGGATTGCATCAGGGGGTGATGGTAATGATCCTCGTTTAGAACGTAAATTATTTGACAAGGTTTACCCAACATATAATAAACAGTTAGAAACAGCACAAAAAAGATTTGTCTACACGTTAGAAGAAACTCAAAAAACTGAAAGAGAAAGAGTTATAGATGAAAGAATTACTGATAGTGTATTAAAGTCAAAATCTAACTTCTATGGTGCAGAAGGTATAGTTGCTCAAGTTAGAGCAGAAAAAAACTTTACCAGTGCACAGGCTCAGGACTACGTTTATGGACGTGTCGGAAAGTTAGTTCAAGGTAATGTACTTACACCCGACGAGGGGCTAAGAATAATTGATGAGTTACCTTTTACACCTACTGATCAACCAGATAAAACTTTTAAAAATGTTGATGAATATTTAGACTCTATAAAAAATAAAGATAGTGTATTTTATGCTAAAGCTAGTGGTAGAGTTCAAACACTTAAAAAAATTATAAATGACAAAAAGTCAAACCTACATCAAGAAGCAGTAGACACAAGTATTATAAAAGCTAGAGAGTATGAACGGGACGAAATAGAACCTTTAAAGCAGGCTAGTCTTGATGGTACATTACAAACCTCACAGATACGAAGTTTGTTTGAAGATTTTGTAGAGCAGCCATGGTATATAGAAGGTGAAACTCCGATTCCTAAAGACTTGGAAAGCTTTCACAACAAAACACATACAGGTGGCGTAAGAGATAAGAAAGTTTTAACTGCTACTA